GTGCAGAACGGACCCGACGGCCTGTACGAACCGCTTCTGAACGCGGCGCGCGCCGGTGACACCTCCCAAGTGAGCGCCGCCCTGCTGCTGATCCACATGCTCGACGGCGACGCGGGCTTTCGCACGGCGTTGGTCCACCTGGCCGACGCGGCCACAGCCCACGTGCCCAAACCCGCGCCCGGAGCGCACTACCACTGCCACGCCGTGGCCTTCAGCCGCGACGAGAACGGTCACGTCGGCGGCGAGCAGGAGATTCCCTATGAGCTGCGGTGGGCCTTGGGAATGATGACCGCCCGCGTCAACAACCACCAGAGCCAGTGGGACGACCTCATCGAGGCGGCCATCGACACCCGGAAGCTCGCGGCGTGCTCGTTGGCGCTGGCGACCCTGGCCGGGCGCGCCGATGACATCAACACGGTGATCATGTGAGCGCCCCAGAAACGGCCGTGCCCCTCGACACGCACCCCGACGCCCAAGACCTCGCCACCGAGTTGGTCATGGCCCGCGCCGCCCTGGCCGCCGCGAAGGTCCGCTTCACCGAGGCCGAGGCCGCCGTGCGCGCTGTGGTCGGCGAGCCCACGCATCCCGGCACGCAGGTGCTCACCTTCCGGGGCCGCACTATCGGTCGGATGCGTGCCTACACCGAACGCCGGGTGAACCTCGCGGCGCTGCGGGAGTCGTGGCCCGAGGTCGCCGAGACCGTGACTGAGGAGCACCTGCGTACCCGACTGACCGTGGAGCAGATGGAGGACGCCGCATGAGCGCCGCACGGGACAAGGGCACCCGTGCGGAGACCGCCGTTGTGAACTTCTTGCGCGGCCGGATCTCCCCATGGCTGCCCGACATTGCCACCGGGATCGACCGCCACCCGCTCCACGGTGCCGCTGACGTCGGTGACATCCGAGGCGTGCCAGAGACGGTCATCCAGGTGAAGAACACCAAGCGGATCGACCTCGCGGGCGCACTGGACTCCGCGCGCCTCCAGGCCACCAACGCCGACGCCGCCCTGTACGCGGCGTGGATCAAGCGGCGCGGCAAGACCAACCCTGACCAGTGGTACGTCGTTCTGGATGGCGGCACGTTCACGGACATGCTGCTCGCCTACCTCGGAGCCGACGTACCCATCCTGGGAAGCGGCTCCGACCTATGAGCGATCCGTTCTCGGCACCGTCGGAGATTGGCCGCGATGGGGTGGCCGCGCTCGCGATGGGCCAAGACATGCCGGGAGTCGGCGAGTGGCTAGAAGAGTTGATCTGGTCGCGCGCCGCCCAATCCCCGCGCTCGCTCCAGCGCACGCCCGGTCCGTCGTCACTGGGAACGGAGTGCGATCGCGAGCTGGCGCACACCCTCGCGGGCACCCCGCCCGCGAACCTGTCCGCTGACCCCTGGGCGGCGATCGTCGGCACGGCTGTCCACGCCTGGATGGCGGGGCTTTTCGAGGACCTGGACGGTGGCACCGGCAGGTACTTGGTCGAGCACCCCACCACCTACCGGGGTATCTCCGGCACGCTCGACCTGTATGACCGACGCCGCGCCATGGTCATCGACTGGAAGACCTGCAAGCTCGACAGACTTCGAGGCATCCGCCGCGAGGGTCCTCCCCGCTCCTACATCATCCAGTCGCAGATCTACGCCGCTGGGCTGGCTGAGGCCGGGGAGAGTCCGCAGCGCGCCGCGCTGGTGTTCCTGCCCGTGGACGGTCGCCTGCGCGACTTGTACGTATGGGCCGCTGATGTGGACCCGACCATTGCGGCCTCGGCCCTGGAGCGCGTCGAGGCGCTGCGGGGTGTGTCCCCAGCCGACGCCGAGCCGAGTCCTTCCCGGTTGTGCCCGTGGTGCGACCACTACAGCCCCAACGCCACCGACCTGACCACCGCCTGCCCCGGACCGATGAAAGGCACCTTGAAGTGAACCGGCAGCCCCCCGAACCGCTCAGCCCAGCAGTCGAGGACGCCTTGCGCGACTCCATCGCCGAGTTCGGCGTCCTCATTCCCGTCATCCTTGACACCGACGGCGATCCCGTAGAGGGACGCCACCGTGTGCGTATCGCCGAGGAACTGCACGTGGGCTACAGCTGCACGACCGTCGCCGTCGAGGACGAGGCCCGCGCGAAGGTGAACCGGCGGCTCAACGCCGACCGGTCCCGCCTGACTGCCGACCAGCGTCGCCCGGTCGTGGCCTTCCTGAACCAGCTCGGGCACAGCGGCCGTGCCATCGCCCGCGCGCTGCGCGCGACTGAGCACACGATCGGCCGCGATCTGGCCTGGTACCGCGAGCATCATGCCCCACCGACCGTGTCGCCCCCGGCACCAGCCCCAGCGTCAGCGCCAGTGTCCAAGCAGGCCGGGCGATTCGTCTCTGGGCTTGCCGAGGTGACATCCACTTGCGCGTCGCTGGCCGCGCACGAGGATCTGCGCGCCGTGCTGACGCCTGAATCCGCCCGCCAGTGGCAGCCGTCCATCAACCGCGCCCTCACCCACCTGCGTGATCTCCAGAACAGGATGAAGGAGTACGCCAAATGACCGACGTCAGCGAGCTGCTGAGAGCCACCGACAACACGATCATGATCGAGGTCGGGCACCTGTCGACTGACCCGCGTGTCAACACCAGGCCCGTGGATGAGAAGTGGGTCGCCGCTCGCGTCGAGCGCTTCAATCCCGACGCGATGGGGGCGCTCGTGACCAGTCTGCGCAGCGATGACACCTTCGTCGTGCTCGACGGGCAGAACCGTGCCGAACTGGCCCGCCGTGCCAAGGGTGAGGACTTTCCCGTCCTGTGCATCGTTCACGAAGGGCTGTCGCTGTCTCAGGAGGCCGCTCTGTTCCGAGCGTTGAACTCGGCGCGGAAGGTGACGCCGATGCAGATATTCCTCGCGCGGCTGACCGAGGGCGAACCGGTGGCGACGGGCATCCTCGCCATCGTCCGCGACCACGGGTGGGAGGTGGACGGTCGCCAGGCCGCGAAGCGCATCCACGCCGTGTCCGCGCTGTTCAAGGTCTACGACGACGGTAGCCGGGAAGGCCGCACGACCCTGGACGCCGTCCTGGGCGTGGTGACCGCCGCCTGGGGCCATCAACCTGACGCGGTGAACGTGCATGTGCTCAACGGCTTGGGCCTGTTCCTGCGCCGCCATCAGGATGTCGCCCTGGACGACCTCGTCACGCGCCTCCAGTACTTCCCCGGAGGTGCGCGCGGACTGGTCGGCGACGCCCGAGGCCGACGCCTCCAGCACCGCGGCTCCACCAGTGTCGGCGTCGCCGCTGCTCTCGTGGACCTCTACAACCAGCGCCGACGCGGCGGGAACCGGCTTCCCGCCTGGCAGTAACCATCCACGCACGAGAGGACCACCGTGACCGACCCGTTCGCCCCACCGCCCGAACCGTCCGGTATCAAGCCCGCCGACCTACTTGGCAAGCTCCTGCTCATCCGCCCGATCTCCTATGAACCAGGCGTGCAGACCGTCCATGGTGCCACCGACGCCATCCGTTGTCGGATCGCCGAACTCGACGGCTCCACCCCCGGCACCGTCCACAACGACGTCATGCTCTTCGGCAGGAACCTCGTCGGTCAGCTCCGCGCAGCCCTGGACGGCGGTGTGGAGATGGTGCTCGGCCGGATGGGGCAGGGCGAGGCCAAACCCGGCCAGAGCCCACCGTGGCGACTGCTCAACCCCACCGAGCAGGACCGGGCGACCGCCCGCGCCTACCTGGCCTCGCGACCGTCCACGGGGACCGCCGCCCCGCCGACGCCCACGCCTCAGCCTCCTGCCCCGAGCCCGTTCCAGGCTCCGGCGCCTTCCCGGGATGACGAGGCGCCCTTCTAGACCACCTGTCCGGGGGTTCCACTGCACTGGGGGGCGCGGTGGAACCCCCACCTTCGTCTACGAGTGAGTGGGGGAACCGCGGTGGCCACCGATCAACAGAAGTGGGCTGTGGCGCTCGTGCGCGCCGGCTTCTGGATCTTCCCGTGCCGACCAGGCAGCAAGGAGCCCAACTCGGCGCGGGGCGTTCACGACGCGATCAACGATGAGGGCGGGATCATCGCGCATTGGCGGGCACACCCGACCGACAACATCGGGATCGCGTGCGGGCAGAGCGGGCTCGTCGTCATCGACTGCGACAAGCCGAAGGAGGGGTGGCGGTGGCCCTCGGACTGGGCCGACATCGCCGGACCGGCGTGGGACGGCACCGACGCCTACTGCCACGCCATCGAACAGGCCGGGCACGACCTGTCCGGCGGCGACCTGTTCGCCACGATGGTCAGCGTGACCCCCAGCGGCGGGATGCACTTCTACTTCCAGGCACCCGCCGGGTTCACCGTCCGCAACAGCGCGGGGCTCATCGCCCCGCTCATCGACGTGCGCGGCGAAGGCGGCTATGTCCTCGGCCCCGGGTCGGTCGTGAACGAGCGGCCCTATGAGACCGTCACCGACACCCCGCCCGCCCCTCTGCCGGGCTGGCTGACCTACGCCCTCCAGTCCATCACCCAGCGCCGCACCGCTCACCACGCCTATGCCCCCACCGCTCCCAACTTCCGAGGACCGGTGCGTTCCTACGCCGACCGCGCCCTAGAGGACATGAGGCTCGCCGTCGAGGGAGAACGTCACACCACCTTCGTCTCCCGCATCTACCGGCTGGCCCTGGACGAGACGCGCGGCCTGGTGAACCTGGACGTGCTGGGACCACAGATCCGCGACGTCGGCCGCGCCCAAGGCCGAACCGAACGCGAGATCACGAACGCCATCGCCTCCGGGCGCGCCAAGGCACGAGGAACCGCATGACGAACCACATTCCCCGCCCCGACCTTGAGGCGATCCTGCACGAGTACGCCGCCCTCATGCGCGCCGAGCAGCAAGAACGAGCGCGCGGGATCGCCGCCCGTATCCTGCCCCGCTCCGGGCTGGCGGCCCTGCCCGAACCCTCACCGCTCATCGAGGGCACCCTCGATCGCCACTCCGTAATCCTCCTCGCCGGACCCTGGGGAAGCGGCAAGTCCTTCATCGCCCTGGACTGGGCCGCCCGCATTACCACCGGCCTTCCCTGGCAAGCGCGCGCACTCCACGGCGAAGAGCCCGTCCTGTACATCGCGGCCGAAGGCGCTTATGGCATGAAGCGCAGGCTCGACGCCTGGGAGTACGGGTGGGGTGCCAAGCTCACCGACGAGCGGTTCTTCGTCCTCACCCGCCCGGTGAACCTCATGTCTCCCACCGAGGTTGCCGAGCTGTGCGAACAGATGCGCGAACGCGGCATCCGCCACGTCACCGTGGACACGTTGGCCAGGTGCCTCATCGGCGCCGACGAGAACAGTGCCCGGGACATGGGGCTCGCGGTGGACGCGCTGTACGAGATCCGCGAGGCCACGGGGGACGGCGGCACTGTCACCGCCATCCACCACACCGGGAAGGACAAGACGACCGTGCGCGGCTCCAGCGCACTTGAGGCCGGTGTGGACACGGTCTATCAGACCGAGGGAGACGCCCGACTGGTCACACTCCGGCGTACCAAGCGCAAGGACGGACCAGTGGATGACGTCATGCGTCTGACCTTGAATCCTGTGCTCGACTCGGTGGTCGTTAGTTCGGTTTCGGCCACCGGACTAAGCAATTCGCAGGAGCTGATAGTCCGGGTCCTTGGTTCGCACTTCGGCGACATCGGCCCCGTCGCGGCCAGCACCCTGCGCGAGGTGTGCGATCTGCCCAAGGCGACCTTCTACGAAGCCTTGAACACCCTGGCCAGCCGAGGTGTGGTCGCCATCGACGGCACCGCCCGCAGCCGCACCGTCGCCCTCACCGGAACCCACCCCCGCACGTCCTAGTCCGGCAAGTCCGGCCCTGGTTCGTTCGGCTTTCCGCTAGTTCGTCCACCACCCCCCCTCTATAGGGGGGTGGACGACAGCGGCGGACCGAACCGATACCGACGGAGAGAGGTAAGGATGAACAACACCGACACCGTCCCCAAAGTCTCACGATGTTCCGAGTGCGGCGCGCTGGTACTGGGCGCCTGGACCGCTGGTGTCCGCGTCGCCGTTGGCGTGGCCACTCTCGCCCCTGACGCCGCCGCGCTCGCGTTCACCTCCGGCCACGCTGTCTACCGTGTCCGCTCCACTCGCCGTCCCACCCTCGCGGCCGTGACCGATCCCGTCGAGATCATCGACCACCGCGCCTACGTCCTCGGCCACACCTGCCCCGAACCCCACGACCTTCCGGCGAGCGCGTGATGGCGTGCCTGATCCGCGACGAGGTCTGCGACGCCGGCGTCTCGGAAGTCCTGGTGTGCGATCCGTGCCTGAACGCCCTCACCGGAGCCCTGGCCGAGGCCCCCGCGCTCCTGCGCCTGCTGAGCGCCGAGACCGGACACTCACTTGCCCACCCGCTCACCGACGTCCCCAACCGCGGCACCCCCGACCCCTCCGCCCCCGCACGGGTCCACATGATCGACCTGAGCGCCCGTCTGGTCGATGCGATCGCGGAGTGGTCGGCCATCACCGGTCATCCGCCCGCGCGCACCCTGCCTGGAATGGCCTCAGCGTGCGCGCGGCTGGCCGCCGCCCCTTACCGCTACCTAGCGGCCCTGGGCGGCGTCGCGTCGGCCAGAGCCGCGCTGGGGGCCACCCGCGCCGCGCGCCGGGCGCTGGTGCCGCTGGTGGGGGTTCAGCGGCTTACCAAGCGGTGTCCGCAGTGCAGAACGAAGGGCCTCACGCGGATCACCGAGCGAGGCCCTGCGGTGTGCGAGTACTGCGGGCATCAGCTTCTATAGGCTGGCTGTGAAAACAAACCCAAGGCTGGTCAAGCCCTCGGATCTGCATAGGTGGTCGGAAGCACCATCGGTCTCTGTCTGGAGAAGCTGATAGGCGGCTCCGTTCTCGTGTCCCCAGCGCATTGCCGCGCGCCACAGTGCTCGCCCATGCCCGTGTCCGCGTACTTCGGGAAGGACACCGAAGTACTGCGGAAGGAGACGGCGGCGGCCGATGGAATCGGCGCGGATCGCCATCGGACCGATAGCACCCACGACACGCCCCTCGGCCACGGCAACCAGCAGTGGGCCGTCCAGACCAGTGGTTCGCATCCGCTCCGCGAGGAAAGCGAACCCGTCTTCCTTGAGTGTGTCGGCGAAGGCGTCGAAGGTGCCCTGCACGGACAGCGCTTCGGCGTCTAGGCTGCCTACCCTGCCGTGAGCGTGAGGTTCGTTCCCGGTGAAGGTCTTGAGCTGAATGCGGCAACTGTGCCATCGGGTGTCGGGTTCCTGGGAGAACCACAGGACTCGCGCAGCTGCTGCGCCGTGTTCGGCGGCGAGCTTCCCGGCCTCGCCCAGTGACTTTTCCACGTCGGGTGCTCGCCCGTAGTGGTGGACCTTCACCACGCCTCGACCACGCCGTATCAGGGTCGGGATGGTGATGGCTTCCTCGTCCCCGCGGATGGTCTGCGTCAGGACTGCTTCTGTTTTGGTTCCGCCCCAGCGTGCGTCTTTGTCGTGCGGCAGGAACGCGCCGGTGCCATTGGCCGTCACTACCTCGTCCCACAGGTGTGCGGTGAGGGCGTCGGGGTGCACGGGGCCGAGGGTGGGCACGTAGGGGAAGGGCAACACGAGACGGCTGGCGTCACGAGAGTCGGGCATGGGCGCATCGTACTCACACGCAACGGGCTCCGGTGGCGGAACCACCGGAGCCCGCACGTCTGAGGCGGTCTCAGACTAGAAGGGGTTGTCGTCGCCCGCGTCGCAGCTGCACTTCTCGGATTCGAGGATGTCATCCATGTCTTCCACGAATTCCACGGTGTCCTGCGGCGTCGGCTGGATCTCGACGAACACTGCGGTCATGTTGCGTTCACCTCCTCTCGCTGTCCGTGCTGGCAGTAGGACTTGAGGGGCGCCTGGGCCTGCTGGTACTGCTTGGCCAGCGGTCGGCACACAGTGCAGGACCCCGACAACGCGCATCCGGAACACCCGCCGGTGCGCAGCATCAGGCGATCGGCGATCTCGCCGAGGCGTGCCAGCCCTTCGATGCCTTCGTCCATCAGGTTGATGGCGTCGTCGCGGCCGACCTTGCAGATCGTGGCGCGGCCGTGCGGGTCGGAGTGGAAGAACGTGTGACCCGCGTGGCACCCGCCGAAGGGCTTGCGCTTGCGCAGGTGCTCCTGGGACTGGGTCACCAGCACCGAACCGTCACCGTGGATGGTCGGCACCATGTTGACGAACACGTGGTGGGGCACGCCTCGCGACTCGGCCATCTCCACCATGGCGTCGACCTCGTGGGCGTTGTGGTTCGAGACCACGATGTTGAGCTGCAACGACAGCTCCGCTTCGACGGCCGCGTCCAAGCCCTTGACGAACTTGCGGAAGGAGCCTCGTCGGCGGGTCATGCCGTCGTAGGACTCTTCCGTGGCCCCGTAGACCGACAGGGTCACACGGTAGGGGCGCTGCGTGGTCAACAGGTCCAGGACGCGCGGGTTGGCGAGCCGGGAGCCGTTGGAGCTGATGCTGACCATCATGCCGAGCTGGGTGGCGAGCGTGTAGACGTCGGGGAAGTACTTGTCGATCAGCGGCTCTCCGCCGGTGAGCTGAAGCCACACCACGCCGGCGTCGCGCATGATGCGCAGCAGCCGCTCACGACCGGCCCAGTCGAGCCCATCGAAGGGCCGGTCGCCGAGATAGCAGTGTTCACAGTCGTAGTTGCAGCCAAGGTTGAGTTCGTAGGAGGCCCGGACGTAGCCGTACGGCGAGACCTGCCGCACGAGGACATCAGGGGCCAAGGCACGCTCGGCAAGATCCAGGTCGAAGGCGCGCCGTGCGGCAGAGACGAGCCAGTCGGGGCAAGGCTGATCCGCGGTGGCGTCGGCGAGTTCGAGGTAATGGGTGCGAGGGATCTTGATGCCGTTGGGACGGCCGGGGCGAAGCACGAGGTAGTCGTTTAGGAACGGAGCGGCGATGAGCTGGTGCATCAGGCGTCCTTGTCCTCAGCGCAGGCAGAGCAGACCGGGGTGTCCGGTTGTATGACGGTGGAAATCGTCGGCGTGGGCGTCGGTGTCCGCGCCCGGGGAGGTGCGCGGAGCCTTACTCACTGCCCTCGGACACGGTCTCCGAGGGGAAACACGAGAGTGGGGATGAGGCCGAGACCCACGCGGGTGGCTTGAATTCTGAGCACGTCCTCTCGTAGGAACCTGCGGTGCCCACCTGGAGTGCGGAAGGTGCGTATGGCTCCCTGGTCGCCCCAGGATTGGAGCCGGTTCATGTGCATGTGCAGCAGGCACGACGCTTCAGCGGGGAGAAGGACGTCTGCCGTGCGGGGATCGAGTGGTGCAGTCATTGGCGAGAGGGTCCTCCGGGTTCGTCGGTGTCCGGATGCGCCACGGGCGCTGGAGTGTGTGCTGGTTGGCCTGGGTTCAGACGGGCCGCGATGTACGCGTCCACGGCGCTCCGTAGGAATCGCATGTGGCCGCCCTCGGTGCGGAAGTAGGAGATCTTCCCCGCCTTCGCCCACCGCCACAGAGTCTTTCGGCTGACTCCCAGTAGGCGGCAGGCATCGGTCGTGCTCATGACGTCATTGGGACGTGGATTCCACGGGCTGGGCACGTGCGTTCCTTAACTCAGGTCGGGGCGGATCGAGGGGGCACTGTGGGTGTGGGAGGCGCGGCGGTGCGGGACGAGCAAAGTGGACGGTGCTCTCACCGCGGGGCCGGGCGGGTTCACCGCACCGCCGCGCCGGATTAGGGGTCGAGGAATCAGTCCTGGAGTCTTGCGGCACGAAAGAAGCAGAGGCACTGCTTGCGGATCGCCATCGGCCAAACGGCCCCAACGATGGCGTGTACCAGCAGAGCGCTGGGCGCCGTCAGCATGTCGGAGGCTTGGGAGAACGCGTGTGCGTGCAACGAGCGGCACTTGTCGCTGCACAGCTTGTCCGGTGTGGCTAGGACGATGGCTCGGGCGATCATCCAGGAGTACAGGGTGCCGGTGCCGAGGTAGAGGGTAACGATGGCGGCGCTGATAGTGAGGGGAGACATCAGTCTTTCCAGGTCGAGGGTCGCGGCGGCGGGAGGGGCCTGCCGCGTCAACGTGCTGGTCTATGGGGCGCGTGGCGCTGGATGTTGGCGTAGAGCTGCTGCGGATCGGGGTGGGAGAGGATGAGCGAGGAGCTGCCGCCGCGCCGGAACGCCCAGAACATGCGCGACCCCGACCCCCAGAACACGAGCCACGCAGGTCCGGCGTGCTGTTGGAGCAGCGCGGCGGTCTGCCTGAAGGGCTCGTCTTCGCTGGGGTCCCAGGCCATACCGGATCACGCCTGAACGTCGCGGTCGATGTCGAACCACACGGTGGTACGGCCCTCCTCGTAGAGGACGCCCCACCGGGTGACCATGGCGGCGACCAGGCGGAGGCCGAACCCACCGTGCTCACCCTCGCCAGCCTCCACATCGACGTCCCTGAGCCGCGGCCCTTCCCCCGGTTCAAGAGGACCGTCGTCCACAACCTTGACCTGCGTGGTCGTACCGGTCTTGCTGACCGCGACCACGACCTCACCACCGGGCTGTCCGCTACGGCTGTGGCGAACGGCGTTCGCGAACAGTTCAGCGGTGAGGAGCGCAAGGGTGTCATTCTCTTCGATGCGACGTCCGGCGTGGGCGCGAACCCACCGTCGAGCCACAGCGGACATCTCTTTCAGTCCGTAGACCGCGACCGCGTTCCCCATAGGCAGGGGACGGCCGTTCACGATAGGGGACCGCAGGTTCCCGTCAGTGACACGACGTGGGGGCGGCAACCTCAGGTCGGATGGCGTGCTGCCTTCATGCAACTCGATCACCTTGCCCACACAGATCACCCTCGGTCGTGTCCGTTCGGAAACCCTCAGAGACGTTCGGTCACTGGAAGCAAGAATGCACGTAAGTTCAGTCACATGCAAGAGGTCCAATGAAACCTGTCATCTGACGGAGCCGTGTAATGTTCGCCCCATGGGCAAGCACATCCCGACCGTGCGCACCCGGAGGTTGACCGGGGAGCTGCGAAGGCATCGAGAGAAGGCCGGTCTGACATGGGAAGATGTCTATGAACCCATGGGCTGGTCGGAATCGAAGATGTACAGAATCGAGAACGACAAGAGTCGCGTCATCCCTCGTGACGTCAAGCGACTCCTCAACCTGTACGGCGTGACCGGCGAGGAGTTCGACGCGCTGATGGAGCTGGCGAAGAGGGCCACGGAGAAGGGCTGGTGGCACGAGTACGGGCAGGACTTGCCTGACTGGTTCCAGTTCTACGTCGGCTTGGAGGACGCGGCCAGCAGCATCCGCGAATACCAGATGCTCCTGGTGCCAGGGTTGCTCCAGACTGAGGCGTACATGCGCGCGATCCTGTCGACTGCGCCGTTGACCGACAGCGATGACGGTATCGAGCGCAAGGTCGAAGTCCGCCTTGCTCGACAGGCCCGAGTTACCGCAGACGACGCCCCGCTCGGACTGTGGATGATTCTCGATGAGGCCGTGATCCGTCGCCAGGTGGGCGGACCAGGCGTCATGCGCGAGCAGCTCCAGCATCTGATCGACCTTGCCGGGCGTCGAAACGTGACGCTCCAGATCCTCCCGTTCAAGGCTGGCGAGCATGCTTCGATGCTCGGCGCCTTCACCCTCCTGGAGTTCCCTGGCGAGGACGATCTGGATGTGGCGTACCAGGAGTCCCAGACGGGAAGCCTCTACGTGGAGAAGCCCGACCAGGTGGGGCGGTATAGCCTGATGTTTGACCACCTGCGTGAAAAGGCGCTCAGCGGTGCAGAGTCGCTGTCCCTCCTCAAGCAGGCTGTGAAAGACCTGAAGTGATCAACGAGAAAGCACAGGAATCCCTGATGGACCAGTCCCGTGCCCAGTGGCGCAAGGCTCGAAGAAGCGGTAACAACGGAGGAGCCTGCGTCGAGGTGGCCGCGCTTCCGGGCCGAGACGTGACCGTGGAGAACAAGGCCGATGAGGACGAGGTCTTCGTGGTCCGCGACTCGAAGAATCCTGACCAGCCCGCGCTGGTCTACACCCGTGCCGAGTGGGACGCCTTCGTGGAAGGCGTGAAGAACGGCGAGTTCGACAGCGAGGTGCTGCTCGCTGCGATGAAGAACGTGGTGACGGTCAGCTAACCCGGACCCGCGATCGCCATGTCCCAGGGTGCCCTTGTGCTCTCACCAGTCACACTCACCCCTCTGGACCCTCAAGACACTCCGTCTTGGGGGTCCGCTGCTGTCCGGATGTCCCACGATGGCCTACCTTGTGGACACAATCTCACGGTGAGCGAGAAGGGAACCGCGGTGGCCGAGACACCGATTCAGCACTTCCGTGCCGACCAAGCGCTGTGGGACGCCGGCCTGGCACGGGCGGCTCGGGAGGGGCGTTCCCTCCCATCGGTCCTGCGCAGGTTCCTTGAAGCGTATGTCGAAGGTGGCCTAGTGATGGATGTCGAGGGGAACGTCGCAATCCTCCCGCCCGAGTACCGGCGACGGCTCGATGAGTAGGGCTCACGGGCGACTTCTACGTTGGGACGAGATCGAGCGTCAGCACGGCGTCTCCCGGAACCGGTTGAAGTCGTGGGTCCGCCGGGGTCACATCACGCACCTCGCCACCGCCGGCCGCACGCACCTGTTCCTGGAGGCGGACGTACTGCGGTGCCTACGCGACCGAGAAACCGGTGACGAACACTCCGAGAAGCGTGCGGTGGCGTGAGGGTGCAACTATCCTGATCCCAGGCTGGAGGTCGTGTACCTCCGGCCATTCGTGCTTTCAAGGGCGTCCAGGTCACAGGCTGGGCGCCCTTCGTCGTGCTCGGGGGTCAGCGTGCCGTACCGCCGTTGGCCTTACTGCACTACGCCAGGGTGTAGCGGCCGTGCGCCTCGCGGGCGCTGTCGTGCGTGCCTGGCTCGCGCGGAACGCGCCCGGGGTAACCCGGCCGCCCGGGGCTATACAAGCCGCTGGCGTCGCTTCAGCGCAGGCTACCTACGCCGCCGTCCCTGGTGCGCATGGTCGGGGTGCGGTCGGGTCGCGACCGAGGTGGACCACATCGACGGCCGAGGCCCAAACGGGCCGCGCGGCTACGACGAGGACAACCTTCGACCGCTGTGCCACGACCACCACAGCGCACGTACCGCGCGGGATCAGCCGGGCGGGTGGTGGGCGGAGGCCCGCCAGGGAGGCCGGGCATGACAAGACCCCGGCCACGCCTGGAGGGCGCGACCGGGGCCGGTTGGGGACAGGGTCAGCGGAGGTGCATCTGTACCATCCGGTTCAGGCACGCCACCGCGTGAGCGGCGGTCCCGGGCTCGACCATCACCGCCAGCTCCCCGTCGTGGACGAGGGAGGCGGTCAGGGTTTCGACGTCATGCACGGGCACGGTGATCTCGATTTCGCCGGAGGGTCCGGCCAGACCGAGGGTCATCCGGGTCCCGTCCAGGGTGATCGCCAGCTTGGTCACCTTCGTCGCCTTCATCGCCTGATCCTCTCCGGGTCGCCGGGGTTGGCCAGGAAGAACGCGGCGTGACCGTTCCGGATGTGCTGCTCGGCCAGCCGGTACCACTCCTCCGACTTGCTGTGCACCGTGTTGCGGACGCGGATCATGGCCCGGAAGGCGAGCCGGTCACCGTCGCGGGCCACGATGTGGCGCATGCACGGGTGGCACGACGTCCACTGGTTGTTGTGCGTGGCGGTGAAGGTGTCACCGTCGGCCTCGGTGTTCACGGTGAAGCCGGTGTCCGTAGTGAAGCGCCACAGCGACCCCGCCGTGTGCCCGCAGAAGTCGCAGGCTTCGGTGACTTCGCTGACCCGCGCCGGGGCGGGCATCGCGTCGTGGTCGGAGGGGCCTCCGTGGACCCAGGCAACCGAGACGACACCGTTGACGGTCTCCTCCCCACCGAACACCCGCTGGTTGCACACCGTGCACGCCAGGACGACGCCTTCCATCTCCTTGCTGAGCTGGTAGCGGTCCGGGGAGAAGGGACCCCGCTGGTGGAGCAGCAGCGGTTCGCCCTCGGGCGGCAGGTCTTCGGGACCGTCCGGCCACCCTTCGCGCCAGTGCCACGCGGCGATCTCGTCCAGGGCGACGTCGCGCTCAGCGAGGTTGTCCCACGCTCGGATCTCGATGTCGCTTTCGGTGTAGGTCGCCAGAGCGAACACCTCGCCGTTGGGGTCGTCCCAGCGGCAGACGATGGAGTAGGGCCAGTGGCCCATGTCCCAGCCGTCGCGTCCCCACTGACCGATGGCCTCCCAGCCCTGGGACAGCGAGCAGCGCCACGCGTGGCCGTCGCCCGTGGGGAGGGGCAGGACCGGGACCAGCAAGTGCGGATTCCTCAGCTCACTCATCGTCGGCCACCGCCTTGATGTGGCTCGCCAGCAGCTCCCGGAGCGCCGAGCTGGCCTTGTCGATGGTCTGCCACTCGCCGTCCTCGAACCGGTAGGCACCCTCGGGGGCACCGTCGATGGCTGCCTTCTCACACGTCCTCGTCAAGTCATCCTCGGACTTGTACTCGTCGTGCAACCGCTCGAACGCCAGCACCCACGGGTAGCCGCAGTCGTCGGCCGGGGCAGGGATGCCGGGGATGCACTTGTGCGCGAGCTGCGGGGTGAAGCCCAGATCCCGTTCCACGATGATCTGCGGGACGATGGCGATGTACGCCTGCGGGTACGGCGGAGGGTCGGGGAGCGGGGGCCGCACGTTCAGTTCCTCCAGCTCGTTGAGGGAGACGTACCCCCACTCCGCCCCCTCGGGCATGGACGCGAAGCGGGTGTAGCCGAAGCCCATCCACAGCGGGGGCTCGGTGTCGGACCCGGCGTCCTCCTGCCAGACCTCCACCAGCCACCAGTCGCCCCCGGGGACGAAGTAGTGCAGGTGGACCTTCTTGAAGGACTCGCGGACGTCCTCGGTCTCGTAGGCCCCGGGGATCTTGGCCAGCTCGGCGTCGCCGGGCAGGAAGTCGTGCCCGCGCAACTTGCGCTGGGTCTCGACCAGGCGCGCGATCTGGCGCTTGTTGTTCTCGTCGTACATTAGGTACTGCTGCCTTCCTGAGTTATCGGGTGGGTGAAGCGCGCCCAGGCCGGTGTTGGGGTTCCATTCCGTGACCGGCCTGGGCGGTCGTCATCGGCGCCGGTCTCCCTCGCGGGAGACGGCGTCGATGCGTTCAGGGTCCGGCGCGTTCGCCGGAAGAGTGACGCCCGGGACGCACTCGTGAGCGGGGCGGGGCGTCCAGGTCAGGTCCCGCTCGATGTAGGCGCGCATGTTCGACCACGCGTAGAAGGGATCGCTGGCGGCCTTCCGGCTCACCGGAACTGCCAGAGACACCCGCTCCAACTCGGTGAGGTTCATGTGACTCCACTGCGGGGCGTCGCCGGGGTAGACGGCGACGTAGCCGTAGGCCTCCCAGGTCCCGGGTTCCTGCTTGCTGTGCCACAGTTCAGCGATCCACCAGTGGGCATCCGGGCCGATGTAGTGCAGGTGGATGACCGCGCGCTCGGTGGGCACGTCCTCTTGGCCGTAGCGCCCGGGGATGGCGACGAGCTGTTCGTCGGATGGCAAGAAGCCGTGGTTGCGTCGGGCGCGGTGCCGCTCAAGCATCCGCGCGCTGTTCGCGCCGGTCTCGATGTCGTGCATCAGGCTGCCTTCCTGTACTGAGTTCGGAGGTTGGTCGCGACTGCGGTTCCGCACTGGGCGTGGCCGCACCCCGCGCAGGGGGTGCCCCGATTGCAGGGGCACTCGCAGGGGTCGATCTCCTCGACGGCGGGAGCGGGGGTCCAGGCGGACCAGTCGATGTCGCTGTGGTGGCGGGTGAACGTCGCCCAGGGATCGACTGGCAGTGCTGCCGGGCTGGGGACTTGGGGTCGGGGTGCCGACGTGTTGACACGCCATCTGGCGATGGTCCGCAGCAGTCGGCGTCGCCACTGTCGGCCCATCAGATGAGCCCCAGCAGTCGCAGGGGGGACACGTGCTCGCCGCACGAGCACTCGCCGTCCTGCTTGATCGTGTCGCCGCAGGGGGCGATCAGGTCGCCGTAGACGGTGACGTCCCAGCCGTCCGGGACGACGATGAGGACCATTTCGCGCTCGATGTCCATGAAAGTGTCCTTTCTCGAAGGTGTGGCTAGCGGTTGGTGGGCAGGTAGTTCAGGAACCGCTTCCACTCGTGGTCGATGCGCTTGACGAAGTCGTCGGCGCTGGGACCGGCCCATCCCCTGGGGCCGATGAGGACGCCGAACTGGGGAACCCACGTCATGTCCACGGGAAGGGCGTTGTTGACATGGACGACGAACCAGCGGCCGACCGCGTCGGTGAGGGCCTTCGGTGCCTTGCCAGGGGTGGCCGCCGTAATGCGCTCGGTCAGCGCGCGCTGTGCGAGGCGCGAGTCGGTGCAGTACGCGACGCGCACCGCGTGGGGGTCGGGGGTGTCCACGAGATTCCTCCTGTAATCCTGTCATCGGATGTTTTCCATCCCGGGAGGTCCGAGATGGCCAGCCACCCGGGGCGCGCCCCGGTGTTGCTGTGTACACAGCCTAACTAAGGGTCACAACTCCTCACAAGGCGTGACTTTTAAGTCGGGGATGCCTGACTGTGCCCGTCGTGACTCTGAGGGTCGTGCGCGCATTCATGGCTTCGGCTGGCTCGGGGCGGAGGGTCCAGCCAGTAGAACTCCGTGAGGGCGCATCGGGGCCGGTCGCGCCGACGCACACCCCGCCAGCACCTCGCGCCCAGGACGACGCTGCCCTCCAAGGGAGTGCCGCGCGCATTCATGGCCTCAGCGGGCTTCGCGTTGGCGTTGAGGTCAGGGAGGATTCCCGGCATGCGCAACGGGGGGTGACTCGCCGCCCGCGCCCGATCCGGGCCTCGGGTTGTCAGGACGACGACGGCTCGCCCTGTGGAAGCGCACGCATTCATGGCCCACGCCCGTTTAGGTGATCGCGAGATGCGCACCCTCGGCACGTCCGCGCGCAGCGAGCCGTGGCCACGGGGATGTCCGGAGTCGCCCCGGGAGCGGACCGGGGCGACTGGTCGTGATATCCGGTGATGGGATGAATCGGGGCGGGGGTGGTCGAGACCACCCCCGCCTAGGGGTTACTCCTCGTCGGTCTCAGCCTCGGCCTTCTCGACGGCCTCCTGAGTGCGCTTGGCGTACTTCGCGACGTTGTCCATGCAGTGGGTGCACCAGAGCATGCTGTCGGCCGCCGCGTAGGTCGCCGCACCCTTGGAGCGGTGGAGCTGGCTCTCGGAGTGGGTCTCGCAGACCGCCGCCCACTCCAATGCCAGACCGGGGGCGAGGTGCACCGGCTCGGTCATGAGCCCCGCCTGCGCCTCGGGGTCCTTGAGGTCCGCGACGTAGGTGATGGCCTCGGAGTACCGGCGGTACTTCGGGTCGATCTTCCAGTTCTCCTCGGGCAGCGCGGGGCGGCTGGGCCGGGTGCCCGCCTTGGTCGGGGTGATCTCCTTGGCCGCCTTCAGGATCGTGTCGGCCGGGATCTCGACCTCACCGATGCCGTCGATGTTCATCTTGACCGTCTTGGGGGTCTCGGCCTCGGGAGCCTCGGCGGGGGTGGTGTCCTCGGACACGGGGGTCTCCTTCTTCTCGGTCGCCGGGGTGGTGGCCTCGGCGGGGGTGGGGGTGGCCGCCTTGCGGGAGCGACGGGGGGTCGCGGGCTTGGCGGGGGTGGCCTCCGGAGTGGTCTGCTCGGTGGCGTCGTCGGCCTTCGCGGGGGTGGTCTTACGGGCCATCTCGAACTCCCTGGGGGTCGGCGCTACCGGGCGTTTCCCGGTTGCTGTGTACACAACACTACTCCTCGTCACTAATGTTCACAAATTGTAGTCAATCCCCGAGCCAGGGACAATAGAGGCGTTATGGCTCCGTTATTTTTGCGGCCTAATAGTCCCCTCACCAGCGGAAACGCTCGCCGGTCCCCTCGTGCGCCGACAGCTCCCAAGGGCGCACCTCGGGCCGATCACCCCGACTGGGAACCCACTGGGACTCAAGCCCAGAGGATGCCGCCAACACGCATGGCCTCGCGGCCGGCGAGGACGACCTCACTCGCACCGACGCCGCGCTAAGGGCCTCGCCCAGGGCGGGCTTGCCCGGAGGCTGAAGTCCGGAGGACCCCGCCCAGGCGCATCTCCGTCTCCGTCCCTCAGGGCGACGCGCGCTCTGAGGGTGCCGCCGCACGCATTCATGGCCCAGCACCGGCCGTGCCCCGCCCTCCGGTCCAGCTCACCCGTTCCGGTCCGCACGCGTGGCCATTCGTCTCCGTCGCGAGCCGGACGTCAGGACGTCTCACACCGGCCGCACGCATTCATGGCCGAGCACCGTCCAGAGCAGGAGCACGATGCCCACCTCAGCCAGCCCCGCACCGACCGACTACGTTCAGCCGCCACCGAACTCGGTCCAGCTCGAACCCGTCGAGGGCTGCAACCTGCGATGTAGCTTCTGCGGCATCCGGGGTATCCGCGAGTCCACCGGCGACCGCGACAACCTGTCCGGCCCGTACAAGGCAATGAGCCTGGACACCGCCGCGACCATCGCCCGTCAGATCGCCGCTGCCGGGTGGAACCCGAGGATCGAACTGGCGATGCACGGTGAACCCACCAAGCACCCCGCCCTTCCCGACCTGATCCGGATCATCCGGTCCCACCTTCGGCGTCAGCCGATCATGGTCACGACCAACGGCATCCCGCTGCTGGAGGGGTGGCCGGACAGCGTCGGAGTCCTGTTCGCTGCCGGGGCCGACACCGTCGCGGTAGACGACTACCGGCCCCACCGTGCCCGTGACGCCGTGCTCGGCACCCGCCTTCCCGGGGTCGAGGTCCACCGCTACCCCGAGGGGGGCGGGGTGGCCAGCGCTCACCGTCGCCCCCGCCGTGGGGAGAAGCGCCTCATCCTGATCGCGGACATCAGCCAGGCCGACGAGGGCAACCACAGCAACCTGTCCAACCACGCCGGTGCCGCTGGCCCTCCTGATGAGCGGTTCGCTCACGAGCGCTGTGCCAACCCCTTCCGTGAGATGGCCATCAGGTGGGACGGGAACGTTGCGCTCTGCTGTAACGACTGGCGCGGTCAGTTCAAGCTCGGCAACGTCCACTCCACGCCCGTGGACGAGCTGTGGCAGCACCCAGCCATGAACGCCGCCCGGCGACGCCTCTACTCCGGACGCCGTGACTTCCACCCCTGCAAGGGCTGCACGCACCGCACCTACCGCAACGGCTTGCTCCCCGACCGGATGGGTCGTGACGACCTGGAGCCACCGCGGGCGGGAGATGACGCGTTCCTCGCCAGCGCCGTCGCCGGGCCGACGTTCACCCTCCCGATCCGTCGCCGCTGGGAGGTGGACGGCCAGTCGTAGACGGGGGTGGGGTGCCTCCCCCTGCGGACCCCAAAGGTAGCCCGGCGGCCAGGGCCGCGAATCCGCGCAACGGTTTTGGCCAAAAAGTCGGAGGTCCCCACCATGCCCACGATCGCGACTCGCGACGCCGGCGGCCCTGACGGGTTCCTGTCCCGACGCGAACCCTTCCGGACTCACGGGGCCATGAGCGCCATCTCCGGAACGCTCTGGAACACCGGACAACTCCCCACCGAGTGGGCCATCCGTTACCGCACCGACACCAAGGACCCCAGCGTCGTCTACACCGTGCTCTCCTTCGCCACCCCGATCGCGTGGGTGCGCGCGGACGGCGCGGTGGTCATCCCCGATGAGCGCTACTCGGTCACGACCTCCCGGCACCAGGGGATGTGCCGGGCCTGGCTCACGTGAAGGAGAACCGCGCCGTGCTCGCAGACCAGAAGTACGAACTCGTCTCTGTCGAGGCCCTGGAGCCCCACCCGGACAACCCCCGCAAGGGCGACACCAAGGCCATCGCCGAGTCCATCCAGGAGAACGGCTTCTTCGGCGCGGTGCTCGCGCAGACGTCCCGCAAGCGCATCCTCGCGGGCGAACACCGCTGGAAGGCTGCCAAGGCGAAGGGCCACAAGAAGATCCCGGTCCTCTGGGTGGACGTGGACGACGACCGCGCCCGACGCATCCTGCTCGCAGACAACAAGACCCAGGACCTCGCCACCTACGACGAGGCGGCGGTGCTCGCGATCCTGGACGACCTCGGCGCGGACACCTCCGCGCTCGCGGGTACCGGATGGAACATGGACGAGTACGAGGACCTGCTCGCCCGCAACGGCAAGGTCACCACCGCGCCCCCGTCGAAGACCGAACCTGCCTACGCCGAAACGCCCGCCGAGGAAGAGGAGCGCATCTCCAACCTCGGCACGAGGAATAAGGTCGCGTCGGGTCTGCGGGAGCTGGTGCTCGTGATGCCGTTGGAGGCGCACACCCGCGCGATGGAGCGGTTCGCCGAGCTTCGCCGCGACCTGGGGGCGGAGATGACCGGTGGGGAGATCGCCCTCGGCGCGCTCCTGGCCGTGGAGCCCGCCCAGATCGAGGACGCTCTCAGGCGGCTCGACGCCGAGTCCGAGAAGGACGCCGCATAAGGATCTCGCCCGGCCTGCGCGGGTTCAGCCGGAACTCGCCGGGCCACTTGTGCATGAGGTAGCCGATCGCCTCGGCCTCGGCTTCCATGGTCCGGTAGGAGACCGCGCCACCGCGGTTGTCGCGATGGGCGAACGAGGCGAGGTAGGTCTGCACCCGCACCGCTCCGGCCGCGTCACGGTGCTGGAGGGTGAAGTCGTAGTCCTCCTTCAACCGGAGCTGCCGGTCGAACCGCTGCGGCGACGGAGCCACGTGGATCAGGTCGCCCACAATGAACACGCCGTGCCGGTGCCTCGGGTCGGCGGGGGTGTAGAACTCGTTGTCCGTCGGCGGCAGACCGGCGAGGGTCGCGCCCGTCTCGGCGCACGCGGCGCTCATGGCCTCGATGACCTCACCCAGCCCCGCGGCTCCACCGCCGATCGCGGAGTGACGGCGCAGCCGACGCAGGTCGTCGGAGACCTGCACGCACGCCCGGTTCTCGCCGAAGGCGTCGCCCAGGGCGAGGTTGCGCGCCTGGATGAGGCCGCCCGCCTCGATGACGTCCACCGCTCCGGCCGCGCGGTAGTCGGTCCCCTCGCCGTGGTCCACGTACCAGCGCACCGGACCGGGCGCGCTCTCCAGGAAGCTGTTCATGGTCTCGGGGGCGAGGGGGCGTCGGGCGCTGATGACCGCTGTGAGCGGAGCCGTCGTATCCATGCTCATATGGAATCAAATCTGGAGGATTGATGCAGTCCAAGCATCGCCGGTTTGTGCTGCTGCGCGAGACCGACGACACCGGTTTCAGCGGTACCGGAGCCGTGGCCGAGGGCATCCGGTGGGGGGACGGCACCGTGGCCGTGCGCTGGCTCAGCGAGCACGCGTCCACGGTCGTGTGGCCCGACCTGGACTCGGCGCTGGCGGTCCACGGCCATGACGGCTCCACCCGCTTGGAGTGGGTCGAGGAGCCCGTGACCGAGCCGCACCTGCCGGAGGTGATCCGGTTGGAACGCGCGGGCAGCACGTTCACTCTCACCATCGACGGTGTGGAGTTCCCGTGGTACGTCGGCGCCGACTCGGTGTCCACCGTCGTGCGCCGCGACGACATGCCCTCGGTGGGGGTGGAACTGCCCTGCACTCGGCTGGAGATCGTGGACGCCATGAGCGGAGGTGAAGCGTGATCGAGATGCGGCTTCGCAGTCGCGCCCACCCTGACACCGTCGCGGCCCACGAGGGGCGGCTGCCCACGGAGGAGTCCTACGGGGTTCTGCTCACCGGGGCGACACGGGTGCTCATGCCGGACGGCCGTCCCCTGTGCGTGTACCTGCCCGGCCACCTGACCGGGGTCCTGGACAAGCACACCGACATCTACGACACCCTGCACAGCTTGAAGGGCATCAAGACCAACAACCGGGGCGCGGCCAGCGGGACGCGACGCATGAAGATCAAGGGCCAGTCCTGGACGCGCGCCAAGGCCGTCAGCTCCGCGATCGTCGGCTCTGTCGAGAAGGCCGGGACACAGCGCTACTGCCGCCTGACCGCCTGGACCGGGGACCATATCCCGGAGTTCACCACGCTGCGTCCGCTGCTGGAGGCGATGAGCACGGCCTTCGGCGAGCACGTCCCGGACCGCTACGCCGCGCAGGCCGCCCGGGTCGCCGACACCCAGCCGGACTGGATCGTGCCCGGCACGGTGTACAGCACCATCACCGTCAACAACAGCTACCCGACCGGTGGCCACAAGGACAGCGGCGATCTCGCCGAGGGGTTCTCGTGCCTGGGAGTCCTGCGCCGCGGGGACTACGACGGTGGCCGCCTGGTCTTCCCCGAGTACGGCGTCGCGGCCGACCTCCACGACGGCGACCTCATCCTCATGGACGCCCACCAGTGGCACTGCAACACAATGATGACCTGCCCGCACGGCGAGAAGAACGACCGCATGCTGACGTGCTGCGGGGCCGAGCGCATCTCCGTCGTGGCCTACTACCGCGAGCGGATGAACACCTGCGGCTCTGCCGCCGAGGAGCACGCCAAGGCGCTCGCGCTCGCCGACGTGCGCAACGCGCGCTCCGCCACCAAGTGAGGGGGTGAGGTCGATGGGCCGTCGAGGTCCCGCCCCCAAGCCGACCAAGCTCCGAGTGCTGCACGGGGAACGGCCCCACCGGATCAACACCTCCGAGCCGCAACCGGCGGTCGGCCTTCCCGAGCCGCCCGAGGGCTTGGATGAGGCGACCCGCGCCCTGTGGGACGAGGTCGTGGCCGAGCTGGATGCGATGGGGCTGGCGACCCGGCCCGACCGTCACCAGCTCCACGCCTACGTCGAGGCCGTCCGGCTGCACGCTCAGGCGTCGGTTCTGGTCCAGCGCGCCGGGCCGCTGATCAAGGACAGGGACGGCGATCTGAGGACGAACCCGGCCGTTCGCATCCAGCGGGAGGCGTCGCGAACCATGCTCCTGTTGGCTCGCGAGTTCGGTCTGACTCCCGCGGCTCGGGTGAACTTCACCAGCGACCACGGGTTCCAGGACCACGCCGCCCGTCTGCTGGGCTGAGTTGCGCCCGGTGTCATCCGATGACCTTGTCATGGGAGGTATCGGCGCATGGCTCGGCCCCCGGTGTGCGGGTACACGTTGGACGGCCTCACCTGCGACAAGCGCGGCGAACACGCCTGCGTCCCGCGCGGGGATCACATCGTCGCCTTCTTCACGGAATTGCTCGTCCACACCAAGGCCAGGTGGGCGCGCACGCCTTTCCTCCTCGCCGACTGGCAGGAACACCGCATCCTCCGACCGCTTTTCTCAGAGGTCCGCTGGGACGACCAGGCCGAGTGCTACGTGCGCCGGTACCGGATCGCGTATGTGTCCATGGCCCGCAAGTGCGGTAAATCGGAGCTTGCCGCTGGTGTCGCCCTGTACCTGCTCGTCGCGGACGGCGAGGAGGGTGCCGAGATCTACGGTGCCGCCAGCGACAGGGACCAGGCCCGGAAAGTGTTCGACGTCGCCGCGAGAATGGTCCGGTTGTCGCCCGTGCTGTCTCAGCGCCTGGTCGTCAAGGCGCACGCCAAGCGGATCGTGGACGAGCAGACCGGTTCGTACTACGAGGTGATCGCGAGCGACGCGTCGGGCAACTTGGGCCACAACCCGCATGGCTACATCCATGACGAGCTGCTGACCGCGCCGGACAGCTCGCTGTGGGACGCGATGCGTACCGGCGCCGGTACCCGGACGCAGCCGCTCATGCTGGCGATCACCACGGCGGGCAACGACAGGGACAGCTTCGCGTACAGCGAGTACAGCGAGGCCAAGAGGGTCATCGAGAACCCCAAGCGCGCGCCGCACCGATTCGCGTTCGTCGCCGAGTTGCCCGCCGACGCCGACCCCTGGGACGAGTCCCGGTGGGCCGAGGCGAACCCTGCGCTCGGCGACTTCCTGTCGCTTCAGACCCTCCGCGAGGAAGCGGCTGAGGCGCGCGAGGACCCCAGTAAGGAGAACGTCTTCCGGCAGTACCGCTTGAACCAGTGGGTGTCACAGGCGTCCAGATGGATTCCGATGGACCTCTACGACGGGGCCACCGGGGACATCTGGCCGGTGCCCGACTGGCGGATGCCCAGCGGCCGGCCGCGCGCCTTCGGTGGTCTGGACCTCGCCGCCAAGCTCGACTTGACCTCGTGGTCGGTGGTGGTGCCCCGCCCTGACGGCACCGCTGACATCCGGTGGCGGCACTGGGTGCCCGAGGCCGCCATGCCCGCTCTCGTCCAGACCACCGCCGGAGCCGCTGAGGCGTGGATGCGCGACGGCTGGCTCACCGTCACCGAAGGCGACGTCCTCGATTACCAGCAGGTGTACGCCGACATCGCCGCCGACGCCGCCACCGTCACCCTCGCCGAGATCGCCTATGACCCCTGGAGCGGGGAACCCGCGGTTCAGGAACTCGGCAACCGGCTCGGCCCCAGCGTCGAGCTGGTCCCCGTCCCGCAGACCTTCGCCGGGCTCAGCCCCGGCATGAACGAGCTGATGGCCGTCCTCAAGACCAGGGCTCTTCTCCACCACGGCAACCCCGTCGCCCGCTGGTGCTTCGATGCGGTCGAGGTCAAGCGTGGCACGGACGACCCCGAGCTGATCAAGCCCATCAAGCCACGCCGGGGTGGCAAGTCCAAGCGGATCGACGCCGTCCTGACGGCCGCGATGGCGGTCTCCTCCTGGCGCACCCGCGCCCGCCCCAAGCCGAGATCCGGCCGAGTTGTCGGCTTCTGACCTCACCCAGACCAACGCCCGAAGGCGGTGATCGTCGTGCCCGAAGACCGCCGCCTTCATCGCGGCCTGGAGCGTCTGGAGGCCGAACGCGACACCCTGGAGATGCTCGACCGGCACTACCGCGGGGACCAGGACGAACCGTACGTGCCCCGAAAGGCGAAGGCCGAGTACAAGAAGCTCGCCGAGAACGCGACGTCCGCGTGGCTGCGCCTGGTCGTGGAAGCCCTCGCCGAGAGGATGCGCCTGGAGGGAATCCGAGGCAAGGGCAACCAGGCCGGGGACCTGGAGGCATGGCGCATCCTGGAGGCCAACCGCATGATGGCCGTCCAGTCGCAGATCTACACCGAGAGCCTGAAGCTGGGACGCGCGTTCGTGTCGGTATGGCCCAACGCCGCCGACCCGTCCACCCCGCTCATCCGGGGCGAGTCGCCGCTGCGGGTGTACGTCGAACGCGAAGCCTTGGACTTCACACCCGTGTGGGCGGTGAAGAAGATCGCCGCCGAGACACCCGAAGGCGAAGCCCTTGAGCGCGCCTTCCTGTACGACGCCCGAGCGGTGGTCCGCTACATCCGCACCAGCGGGGCGGGACAGTGGCGGGAGGAAGGCCGCATCCCCAACCCGCTCGGCCGTGTGCCGTTCGTCGAGTTTCCGAACGACCCCGACCTCTTGGGCGAGACGGCATCGGAGATCGCGCCGCTCCTACCCATCCAGCACCGCATCAACGCGACGAACCTGAACATGCAGCTGGCCATGGTCTACAGCGCCTATCGGCAGCGCTGGGCGACAGGTATGGCCATCCCCGAGGACGACGACGGGCACCCGATCGAGCCGTTCAACAGCGCTGTGGACAGGCTTTGGATCGGTGAGAGCCCGGACATCAAGTTCGGCGAGTTCAGCGAATCCAACTTGGCCAACTACGTCACCGTGTTGGACAGCCTCGTTCGTCAGCTCGCCGCCATCAGCCAGGTTCCGCCGCACTACTTGCTCGGCCAACTGGTCAACTTGAGTGGCGACGCCATCAAGGCCGCCGAGGCTGGGCTCGTCTCCAAAGTGCAGGGCAAGCTTCTCGTCGCCGGGGAAGCGTGGTCCCGAGTGCTGGATCTGATCGCCGTCGCCGGAGGGCGCGTGCAGACCCCGTGTGAGCCGGTGTGGGCCGACCCCTCCACCCGCACGGAGGGACAGATCGTGGACGCCCTGACCAAGCTCGGTTCCCCTCCGATCGCCCTGCCGCAGGAAGCGCTGTGGGAGCGCTATGGCGCGTCCCCGGCGACTATCGCCCGGTGGAAGCGCATGCAGGCCGACGCCTCCCAGCGCGCGGTCGCCGCGCAGACTTCCGGGGCGCTGTTCGGCGCGCGGCTGCCCGAGGAGACCGACGAGGCGGTTCCGCTCGCTGAGGCCGCCTGATGCGCGCCGCCGACCGGCGCCGGATCGGCTACGGCGGACGTCCGGCGATCACACTCGCGCAGCGGTTCGCCGCCGCTGAGACCTCGATTGCCGCCGAGGTGATGGCGTTCCTCCTGTTGTTGTGGGAGGAGATCGACCCGTACCGCAGCATCGACGCCCAGTGGTCCGAGGTTCGCGCCCGTGCGGTGGAGGCCCTGGCCGATGCCCAGCGCGACGCCGCTCTGTTGGCGCTGGCCTACCTCGCCGCGCACGCTGACGCGTTGGAGGTGCCCGACGCTCCCGGTCTGCCCGTGCTGGACGTCGAAGCCGCGGTCGTGGGCAAGTCCCAGACCGGCCGGGATCTGCTCGATGTCCTCGACCACGCCCAGCTCGCCGCCCGGTCGATGATCTGGGGCGGCATGGCTCCGGACGTGGCGTGGGCGCGGTCCCGGCCGGTGCTGGAGCGGACCGTCTCGACGGAGGTCGGTGACGCCGCCCGTGAGGTGATGAACACCGGCGTGGTCTTGGACGATCGCATCACCGGTTACGAACGCCTCGTCACCCTCCCGGCCTGCGACAGGTGCCTGGTTCTGGCCGGGCGGTTCTACCGCTACGACGACGGGTTCCCGCGCCATCCCCGGTGTGAGGGGTGCGTGCATGTTCCGACCTATCACGTGCCCGGCCTGGGCGTCATCGGCGGTGTTCCTACCGAACACAACCCGGATGAGTTGGCCGCTTCCCTGTCCCCGGCTGAGCGTCGCGAGGTGTTCGGGGACGCCGGCGCGGAGGCCATCGAGAACGGGGCGTCCGTCTCGCCCATCGTGCAGGGCCGCCACGATCCGCCCCGCCGTATCACCCGCGCCGACCGCGCCACCGCTCGCAGGCTCGGAATCGAGCCGAGCGAGATCAACGCCAACGAGCGCGGTCGCGGCCGATCGCTGCGCTGGATTCGTGCCCAGTACGCCCACCAGCCTCACCTGCTTCGCGAAGAGCTGGCTCGTAACGGCTGGCTCACTGAAGCCGCCGCTCTCTGACATGCCTGTGGCCCCACCTGTCACAGGACTGACACCCCACTTTTTTCATACACGCATCCGAGCTGCCCCAGTGGGGACAGCCACCTACCCGAAAGGGGACACGCTCGTGTCCGAACTCGCCCCCGAGGGCGCCCCGGCCACCGACGAGGGCCAGGAGGCGAACACTGCCGACGCCACCGAGGCACCGGAGTTCAGCCGGACCTACGTCGAGAAGCTGCGCCGCGAGAACGCGCGCTACCGCAGCCAGGTGCGCGAGCTGGAACCGGCCGCGACCAAGCTGTCGGAGCTGGAAGCCGCCAACGCGACCGAGCTGGAGCGCGCCGTGGCCACCGCCAAGGCCGAGGCAGAGAAGGCCACCGCCGAACGGTACACGCGGCTGCTGGTCGAGGCCGAGGCACGAGGCGTCGCCGCCGAGCTTCGGTTCCGCGACCCCGCCGACGCCGTGCGCCTGGTGGACCTGGACGACATCGAGACCGCCAAGGACGGCACGGTCAACCGCGACGCCGTACGCGATGCGCTACGCGCCATTGCCGAAGCCAAGCCCTACCTCACCGAGGAGGTGTCCGCCCCGCCGACCGCCGAAGAGGCCGGGATCGGCGTGACCGGTACTGGCGGCGGCAAGGACTTCGGGTCCTACTCGGTGGCCGACTTCGACAAGGAACTCGGCTTCACTGCGGGCTGACGACCGGCCCCTGACACACCACCTGCCGCCAGGTGCGGCACCCCCTGACGCGACGCCAGGTGCGCGCGGAGACATCCGCTCACCATGTCACCGGAGGAGTGCCACCCGTGGCGCACACCTTTCTCAACCCCGAAGTCATCGCGCGCGCCAGCCTGAGCGCGCTGCGCAACCGCACCGTCATGGCCGGGCTCGTCTGGCGCAACGCTGAGACCGAGTACGGCGGCGGAACCGGCGACACCTTGACCATCCGCCGCCCGCCCACCTTCACCCCGCGCCGGTTCAACAGGGCCGAGGGCATCCAGCCACAGGACATCACCGAGTACGGCATCCAGATCAGCCTGGACGACATCTACGACATCTCGGTGGTCATCACTGATGAGGAGATGCTGCTCGACCTGCGGTCGCTGTCGGAGCAGGTGATCACGCCGTCCATGACGGGCATCGCCGACGCGATGGACCAGCTCGTCATCTCCACCATGGACGGGCTGCCCGCCGGACCGGCCTGGGACGACACCGACGTCCTCAACACCTTCACCGAAGCCCGTATGCGCATGAACCGGCTCGGCGTCCCAGAATCCGGGCGGGTCATGGTGCTCTCCCCGGAGTCCGCCCAGCGGCTTCTGAACAACGAGATCATCCGGCGCGCCGACGCTTCCGGCAATGGCGGCGCCGCCCTGAGGGAAGCCTTTATCGGCCGGATCATGGGCTTCGACACCTACGAGTACTCCAAGGTGCCCCGGGCGGATGTGGGCTACGCCTTCCACCGGGAAGCCGTCGCGCTCGCGTCCCGGGCGCTGTCCAACCCGAGTACGGGCGTCTCCGCGTCGGGCCAGTCCTTCGAGGGCTGGGCGATCCGCACGATTCAGGGTTATGAGCTGCGCACCAAGCAGCGCATCGTCTCCTTCGACACGTTGATCGGGACCGACCTGATCAACCACGCCGCCAACCCCACCACCGACACCCTGTATCTGGGGTTGGTCATCAGCCCGGACGGTGGCACGACCCCGCCCGAGGGCCAGGCCCTCAGCGCTCCGGCCTCCACCGCGCGCACCCGCAAGAAGGCGGCGTAGCCGATGCCGCCGCTGACCGTGAACGACATCGCCGCGCGCACCGGACGCACCCTCACCGGTTCGCTTGAGGCGCAGGTGCGGGCGTGGATCGCTGACGCCGTGGCGCGCGCGGCCCAGTACGTGCCTGAGCTGGACCCCGCCGACCTTGCCCCGGGGGCGCACGCGATCCTCGCGGCTGCGGTGTCGCGGTGCGTCTACAACCCGGCCGGTGTGGCGAACTACCGGGCCGGGACGGTCAGCTTCACCGCGGGAGCGATGGCCGGGCACGGCGGGGCGGGACCGGTGCTCGCCCAGGCCGACATCGACGTGCTGCGCGCTGCCTACGGCCGGGCGTCGGCCTACTCCGTCCGCACGCCTTCCCGCCGTCCCTACGTGGGCGACCGTCCGCCCCGCCGGCCTCTCGACACCGGAGGTGATGCCGCATGATGCCGCTGATGACCCCGCACCGTGTGGAGGTCCGCCACCGCGCCGTCATCGGCCGCGACGCCTACGGCAACGAGGTTCTGGACTGGGTTCTCTCCGAGGCCGACGTGTACATGTCCGCCGAGCGCGGCACCGCCACCGACGACGGCACCGTGGGGCGCGCCCGCTGGACGCTGGTCGCTGGACCTGACGTGCTCCTAGAGCGCGGGGACCGGGTCGAGTGGGGCGGCCGGGTCTACGTGGTCACCGTCGATCCACTCGTTCCGCAAGACCTGTTCACAGGGGCGGCGACGCACATCGAGGCGGCCCTTGAGGAGGCGAGCTGACGTGGCGCGCATCGACCTCGACCGCCGGGCCATCGACCGGCTGAGCCGCAACGTGTCGCTGATGGGGCCGGAGCTGGCGCTGGCCGCCCGCCGTGTGGCGCTGGCCGCCCGCGCTTCGGAGCTTCCAGGACGGCACCGCACCCGCGCCTTCCGACGAGGGGTCACCCAGACGCGCCCAGCACTGGACGGGCCGACCGTGGCTGTCCGTGTCGGGTCCCGCTGGAGCCTGGCGCACTTGTGGGAGTTCGGGTCCGTCCACACCCCGACCACCCGCCCACTCAGCCGCGCGGCGCAATCGGTCGGACTGCGGGTGGAGAGCCGGTGACCGCTGACGCCCTGCGCCTCGTTACCGACGCCCTCATGGACGACGCGGACCTGGCCGCTCTGGTCGGCGACCGCGTCTTCACCGTCCTCCCTAAGGAGAAGACCTTCCCGCTGGTGCGCGTGGTGCGTTGGGGCGGAGCCCCCGACCGACGCGTGCCCGGCCTGGCGTGGCTGGACCACGCCGACCTCCAGATCGATGCCTGGGCTGAACGCCAGCTCCAGGTGACCGACGTGGCCCGGTGCCTCGTCGCGGCGCTTACAGAGCGCCTGCCAGGTACGCGCCCCGGTGGCGTCGTGACCGCTTCCACCGTCACGTCACTCGCCACCGAACTCGACGCCGATTACGCACCCGTGCTTCACCGTGCCCGCCTGACGGCCACGGTCACCGTGCATCCCTGAGCGTCGGCGGTGGCACCCATCTGGGAGCCACCCATGTCCGAACAGCCCATCGTCGGCGCGAACGGAGACCTCTGGTTCGCGCCCACCGGCATCACCAAGCCCGCCGTCACCGCACCCGTCCCCGACACCTTCCACCGGCTCGGCCTGGTCAGCGAGGACGGCGTCACCTTCGGCAACTCGCGCGAGACCAACGACATCATGGTCTGGCAGTCGGTCTACCCGGCACGGCGCATCACCACCTCCTCAGAAAACACCCTGGCGTTCCAGCTCGCCACCTGGTCGCGCGACTCGGTGGAGTTCGTCTTCGCTGGCGGCACCTGGTCCGGCACCGCCGAGACCGGGTGGAGCTACAGCCCGCCCGAGCCCGGCCACGAATCCGAGTACGCGGTCCTTCTGCGCTGGCTGGATGGAGACTTCTCCGCCCAGTTGTGGTTCCCGCGCTGCACGATCACCGAGACCGAGGACGTCACCCTCCAGCGGTCCGAGGCCGCGCTGCTCGGCGTGACCGTGGGAGTCCTCGGCCAGGCCGGTGTGCCCGCCTGGCAGCTCGACAGCACGGACGCGAGGTTCGCCCCGCCTGCCGTCGAACCGCCACCTGAGGACGGCGGCCAGACCCTCGCCGCGCCCGCCGCGCGCACCTCCAAGAAGGCCGCGTAACCGCACCCCGCAGGGGTGCGCCACGTCCGGCCGCGCCCCTGATGACCACCAGTCAGGAGCACCGTCATGCCCTGGATCGACGGCGACAAGATCGCCAAGAACCTCGCCGCCACCGAGAGCCCCGCCGGGGTCACCGTGCGCGGCGTGGACTTCGAGATGCCCGCCCGGCTCCCGGTCGGCTTTCCCTACTACCTCATGCAGGAGCAGATCCATCCCGCTCTGCGCTGCCTCTTCGGCGACCGCGTTGACGAACTGCTGGAGCTGGCCGGAACCGACATCTCGATCGACTGGCTTCGTGATGTCGTGGACTCCGCCTACGGGGAGGCCACGGGGGAAACCTCGGCCTCGTCGCGGCCGTCTTCGGCGACCCGCAAGTCCGCGACGCCGCGCAAGCGGACTTCCAGCGGTACTACGCGCAAGCGCTGACCGACTGCGACGTTGACGAGGCTGCTTCCCTTCTGCGGCACCTGCCGCCCGACGCGGCCACCAACACCCCCGAGGGTTCGTGGCCGCTGTCCACGGAGCTGCTGGCGATCATCGCCGAGATCAGCCATGCCCACTACCGCGCCTTCCTGGAGGCCAACGGAGTACGGCGGGGCCAGATCCCCAAACAGCTCCACATCCCGCGACCGCGCGACCTGGCGCCGCGCCGCCGCACCACCAGTACCGACGAGGTCCGCCATGTGATCACGCAGGCGTGGGGTGGGGGTGGTCCCGGTGGCTGACGGGATCGGCGACGCCTACCTGTCCGTGCGCCCCGATCTCTCGGGGTTCGGGCGCGAGGTCCTGCGCAGGCTCGGCCCTGCCCTCCGCGCCGCCGAGCACGAAGCCGATGCCTCCGGTCAGCGGTTCGGTCAGCGGTTCGGGCGTTCAGCTGATCGGGCCATCAGCGCGAGCTTGCGCGGCATCGGCCGTGCGGCGTTCGCCAACCTCATCGCCTCCGCCGCTGGTGCGGGTGTCGCGGTCGCCGGGGCCATCGCCCCGGGTTCCGGGGCACTGCTGGCGATCCCGGCAGCCGCAGGAGCGGCCGGTGCCGCGATCGGCACGCTCATGGTGGGCGTGCACGGTGTCGGCGACGCCATGGCGGCCGTCGCCGAAGGCGACGCCGAAGCTCTTGCCGAAGCGCTGGAAGGGCTGTCTCCCAGTGCGCGCGAATTCGTCCGATCATGGGCAGGGCTCGGTGAGGCGTTCGCGCCGATCCAGCAGGCCACTCAGGAGCGCTTGTTCGCGGGACTGGCCGATGAGCTGGACTCGCTCGCGGCCGGCGGCTCCCTGCCGGTCCTGGAGAGCGGGCTCACCGATGTCTCCGACAGCCTCAACGGACTCGCCCGTGAGGTGGTCGCGACAGCGGGGTCCCCGCTGTTCCAGGGGCAGTTAGCCGATGTCTTCTCGGGGACCGCCGAGGCCACCAGTTCCTTCGAGGGCGCGGTCGCGCCTCTGATGAGCGTGCTGGCCGAACTGGTCAGCATTGGCCTCCCGCTGGTCACTCGCTTCGGGGAGTGGTCCAGCGGAGCGCTGTCTAGCGCTGCGGCGTTCCTGTCCTCCGAGGCAGGCGCCCAGCGTCTGACCGAGATCGTTGAGCGCTCGGTCGAAGTGCTCGGCCAGCTCGGCCGTATCGGGGGCAACCTCGCCGGGCTGCTCGGTGGAATCTTCGGTGGCGCGTCGGCGGACGGACAGTTGCTTCTCGACACCATCGAGCGGCTGACCGGTGAGTGGGCGGCCTGGGCGCAGTCCGCACAGGGCCAGGAGCAGATCGCCGAGGTTTTCGGTCTGCTGACCGGGGTTTTCGAGAGCCTGCTGGCCCTGGTGCCGACCGTGGCCGGGGTCATCGGCCAGGTCTCCTCTGCGTTCTCCTCGCTCCCGGGGCCGGTTCAGGAGGTCGTCTCCTCCTCCCTGGCCTGGAGCATTCTGCTCGGGCCGCTGCTGGCCCGCATCACCTCCATCGCTCCGCTGGCCTCGGCCGCAGCCGGAGGAATCCGGCTCATCGCCAGGGGTGCCGCTTCTTCGGTCGGCGCGCTGGGCCGCATGGCCCAGGGGTTCCGTTCCGCCCAGGTCGCCCAGTCGGCGTTCTCCGGTGCGGCCGGATCGCTCGGTGGGCTCATGCGGCGCGGCTGGGACGGCGCTGCCAACGCCGTGCGTTCCGGTGCCTCCCGCGTCGCTTCGGGTGCGGCTTCGGCCGCTTCGGCGGTGCGCTCGGCGGGGTCGGCCGCGCTGTCCACGGCGGGCAACTGGGGCAGGCTGGCGGCGTCTCAGACCGCCGCCGCCGCTGCCGCCACACGTGCGCGCATCGCCACCGTCGCGGCGACCGTCGCCCAGCGAGCAGCGTCCATCGCGGCGCGGGTCTGGAGCGTCGCGCAATGGGCCCTGAACATCGCGATGACGGCCAACCCCTTGGGGTTGATCGTCTTGGCGATCGTCGCCGTCATCGCGGCCGTCGTCCTCGCCTACAACCGCTTCACGTGGTTCCGCAATCTCGTCCAGACCGTCTTCTCCGCCGTCGCGGCGGTGGCGCTGTGGTTGTGGGGCACCGTCCTACGCCCCGCCTTCACATGGATCGGCGGGTTCCTGTCTGGAACCGTCGGCCCTGCCTTCAGGCGGTTCCATACCCGCTACGTCCAGCCCGCCCTACGAGCGGTCGGGGCGATCGTGTCGTGGGTGTGGAACGCGGTCGGAAGACCGATCTTCGGCCTGTTCGCCAGCTACTTGCGCACCGTAGTCGGTCCCGTCTTCACCTGGCTGTGGCGCACGATCATCCGCCCAGCGATGAACGGCGTCGGCTCGGTCGTACGCACGGCCTGGCAGAACTGGGTCAGGCCCGCCTTCGACGCGATCCGGGGCGGAGTGTCCCGGGTAGCCGATGCCTTCCGCACCGGGGTCTCGGCCCTGAGGCGGCACTGGCGAGGTATCCGTGAAGCCACGCGAGCCCCCGTGCGGTGGGTCGTGGACGTGGTGTACCGCGACGGCATCAAAGCCATGTGGGACGCCGTGGCCACCCGAGTCGGGCTGTCCAAGCTCCCGGCCGCGCCCCGGTTCGCCGGGGGCGGCATCGTCCCCGGCTACGACCCCGGCCACGACAGCGTCCTGGCGATGCTGTCCCCGGGTGAGTCGATCCTGCGCCCGGAGGTCACCCGCTGGCTTGGACCGAGCACCATCCACAGCCTCAACGCGATGGCACGGACAGGACGGCTTCCGGCGTTCGCCGGGGGCGGCATCGTCGGGAGCATCACCAGCTCGGTCGGCGGATTCCTCGACCAGGCCGCAGACCTGTGGACCGATGGCGTCCGCTCCGCCGCCAAGGCCGTACTGGACCCCATGGTCGCGGGTGCCCGCCAGGTGCTCGGCGACACCGAGTGGGGGGCGATGATCGCTGAGGTCCCGAGCAGGCTCGTGGACAAGTTGCTCGACTGGTTCGACAGCGCCGAGTCCCGTCTCGGCGGAGGGCCGATGGCGCGCAGGGCCGTCCAGCTCGCGCGGAGCCAGCTCGGTGCTCCGTACTCCTGGGGCGGAGGCAGCCCGGCCGGACCCTCGTTCGGGTTCGCGCAAGGGGCGAACATCCGTGGTTTCGACTGCTCCTCGTTGATGCAGTACGCGCTCGTGAACGCTGGCGTGCGAGGAGTCCCGCGCGTCAGCCAGGCGCAGATGGCGTGGTCCAAAAGGGTCAGCTCGCCCTCGCCCGGTGATCTCGGATTCCCCCACCCCGGACATGTGTGGATGGCCACCAACCGGGGCGGCACACGCATCGTGGAGGCCCCTCGTACCGGCCTGAACATCCGTGAGCGCTCGTTCTCGGGCTCGGTACAGAAGTGGGGGCGGCCGAAGTACCGAGCGTTGGCCGAAGGCGGCATCATCACCCGGCCACTTCACGCCCTGGTCGGCGAGGCCGGACCTGAGGCCGTCATCCCGCTGCGGCGCGGTCTCGACGCCCTTGCCGCGCGGGTCAGCGACGCTATCCGGCTCCCCGAGCCCGAGTCCCGCACGCCGGCCGCACGGACCGTGTCACAGCCGATCACCGTCCACGCCCGCACCGACGCCGACCCGCACGCCATCGCCGCCGCGATCCAGCGGCGGATGACGCTGCTGCGCAACGCGGGCGTCGTCGGACCGGCCGTCCCCGTGGGAGGTGCCGCATGAGCCGTGAGCGCCGCACCGTCTCCGCCCGGGTGGAGCTGCTGGCCGAACCCTCCCCGCAACCGCTGGTGATCACCCTCCAGGCCGGGTCCGGGGAGACGGCGGTGGTGCTGTCCACCGACCCGCACCCCGACGAAACCGGGGTGCGATGGGTGCTCTCCGACGTCGAGGGATGGCTGTCCACGCCGCCGACCGAGCCGATTCTGACCCCGCTGGGGTTGTCGGACCGGTCGGCGGCTGCCGAACGCTTCCCCATGGAGGCCAGGGAGATCACCGTCCACGGCCATGTGCTCAGCCCGTCGTTCGACACCGCTGAGTCCGCCCGGCACCGGTTGTACCGGGCGTTCAACGGCTACACCGCTGACATCCCCATCACGGTGGCCGAGGCGATCCCCAAGAGGGTTCGTGCCCGGACCGGTGGGGCGATCGAAACCGAACCCCTGGGACCGTCACACTTCGCCTTCGCTGTGCCGCTGGTCCTGCCGGACCCGATCAAGTACGGCACCCTCCAGCGCGGCGGATCGACCGACGCCCAAGCCCCCGGCGAGCTGTTCGCAACGTTCCCGTTCACGTTCCCGCTGGCCTTCTCCAACAGCGGGAGGGGAACCGGGCGCATGGCCCTCACCAACCACGGGACTGCGCAGACTTTCCCGACGTCGCGTATCACCGGGCCGCTCCCGCAAGGGTGGCGGATCGTCAACGAGACCAGCGGGGAGTCGCTGGCGTTCACCACCGCGCTCGGCGCCGGGCAGACGCTCACCATCGACCACACCGAACGCACCGCCGCCATCGACGGCTACTCCATCGCCGCACTGGCCTCCGGCGAATGGTGGTCCCTGGCCCCAGGCCGGAACTCCCTGAGGTTTCTCACCCCCGAGTACGACCCGGCGGCCACCTGGATGGCCATCTTCTACGACGCCTACCTGTGAAGGAGGACTCCCGTGGCGCTCTCGGTCACCGGCATCGGACAAGACTCTTACCCCACCACCGTCGAGGACTACCGCCAGTTGATCGGGACGCTGCTCCCCGGTACCGGCGCGATCGGCCTGTCCCAGTTCACTGTCACCCCCCTCGCCCAGGAGGCCGGACTCGCCGTTCAGATCGGCCCCGGGCGCACCGTCATCCGGGGAGGAGCCGCCATTGATCAGGGCTCGTACTTCGTGTGGTCGGCCGAGCCTGAAGTACTCGCGTGGCCGGGACCCTCGGCGCAGCCGCGCGTGGACGCGCTCATCCTCACCATCGCCGACAGCCAATACGGAGCGGTTGAGGAACAGGGACCGGCATGGTTGATCGTGCAGGGCGTCGCGTCCACGAACCCCACGGCGCCCTCGACCGATGACGTCCATGCCGCGGCTCCGGCCGGTGCCTGGGCGCGCATCGCCCACGTCCGTGTCAACCCCGACGACACGACCATCGCCCCCGCCAACATCAGCAACAGGCTCGGGCCGCACGACGGCGGGTGGCAGCCGCTGTCTCTGCCGACCGGTGTCGTCACCTACCTGGGCAGGACCCCCTCGTATCGGATCGCAGACGGGCGGGTGTGGCTGGCCGGAGCCGCCGCCCGATCCAGCGGGGGCAACTTCACCAACGCCCAGACCTGGGGTGATGCGATCGTCGCTCGGGTGCCCGTCGAGGCCCGTCCGCCCCGCATTGTCTACGGCGTCCTCCACGGACAGGCACGCCGCTCCTCCTCGAACTTCGTCGGTGGCGGTCTGCTGCGCGGCGAGGTCCAATCCGACGGGGCCGTCTACGCCTACCGGGACAACATGGACTACACGACCAGTTGGATCGGCTTCGACGGGTTCTTCTACTGGTTGGACCAGGATCAGTGAGCCTGTTCAGCTATCACGCCCGCGACGTGCTCACCGGCCGTCCCCTGCACGGGGCGGGGCTGCCGATCACCGGAGCCCAGTGGACTCAGACCCTCACTGAACCGGGGTCGCTGACCGGCACCATCGCCATCACCCGCGCCAACGCCGACATCATCCGCGAGGCCACCACCCCGCACCGCGCCTGCGTCTACGTCCTGGACACCGCTGACCGGGTGGTCTGGCACGGCATCGTCGTGGCGCGCCCCTGGAACCCCCGAGAGCGCACCGTCAACCTGACCGCCGCCGCCGCGAAGGCGTGGCTCAGTACCCGGCTCGCCCGCCGCATGAGCGGCACCCGGCACGTCACCTGGTCCTGGCGCGACGTCGATCAGCTCGCCATCGCCCGCGCCCTCGTGGCCTTCGCCGCCTCCGAACCGGGGTGCCCGCCCATAGCCGTGGGCTCCCAGGTCTCCGGTGTGCTGCGGGAGCTGACGTTGGAAGCTCAGTCCTTCAAGGCGGTGGACGAGGCCATCGACTCCATGTCTCAACGCGCCAACGGGTTCGACTGGGACTTGAGCGCCCGGTGGCACGCCGGACGCCCCGAGTGGGTGTTGGAGCTGTGGTACCCCGAACGCCGCCAAGCCCGAGAGCCGCTGCTGTTCGCGGCCACCCCGACCGGCGGCAACATCCTCGCCTACGACTGGCCCGACGACGCGTCCGAGATGGTCAGCCGGGTGTGGGCGATGGGCGACGACCCCGCACCGCCCGAAGCCCTCATGGTCAGCGACGCCGACCCGGGGCTGCCAGCGGGCTACGCGCTCCTGCGCGAACGGGCACAGACCTACTCCGGCGTCACCCGCACCGCGACCCTGCGCGAGCACGCCCGCGCCGAACGCCTCGCCTCGACCGTGTCACCGCCAGCCGTCCAGATCGACGTCACCGCCACCGCCCCGCCCCTGGCCAACTACGGCGTCGGCGACCGCGCCCGCCTGGTGCTGAAAGACGAGTGGCTGAACGAGGACCGCACCGCGCGCATCGCCGAGCGCACCGTCCACGACACCACCCGCGAAGAGACCGCCAAGGCCACCTTGACCTTGGACATCGCCGACCACCAAGCACCCGACACAGAGGGGTGAGGATGCCGCGTCCCAACCTGTCCACGGGCAGTCGCGCCGTCGCCGACCAGCGGACCACTCAACGACGCCTGACCGCACTGGAACGCCGCCCTCCGAGCGTGCCCGTGCTCACGGAGGACCCGCCTCCGGAGTCGCGCTGCAACCTGTGGATCGTCGGCTCCCAGCTCAGATACCGCGACGCCACGGGAACCGTCCGTCGCGTCACCGCCACCTGAACCCCCGCACCGCCGGGGTTCTCCTATGTCTGGAGCCCTATGGAACCCGCAGGAATCCGCCTACTCGGGCACGGCCTGTACAGCCTGGCCATCGCCCTCATCCTCACGTCCTCGCCCTTCGCCGTCACCACCACCCTCCTCCAGGTCGGACTCGTCCTGGCGGGGATCGCGCTCGCGATCGGGTGCGTGACCGCAGCGCTCGCGGACTGGCCACCGCCCCGACACATCCTGCTCGGCGTGGGCGCGTACTCGGTGATCGCCGGGGTCCTCTACCTGACCAACTCCACCGGCCTGAGCCTTGCCGGTCAGGCCGGGTTCCTCCTGCTCTTCACCACGCAGATCCCCCTCGCCGCCACCGCGTACCTGCGTGAGACCCGCACCCGGGAGCTGCGCGCCGAGGCGGTGGCCCGTGGATGACCTGCTGACCGGGTTTGCCTGGGACGACCTTCGGCGTGAACTGATCGCTCTCCTGGCCGGTGTCGTCTACCTCGCCGTGGTGCGCCTGATCCAGCGCTACAAGACCGTCGTGGACCGCTGGCTCAAGCCCGCCGAAGAGGTGCCGATCGCACCTGTCCCCGCGCCGGAGTCCTCCCCGGAGGAGTTCGAGGACGAGGGGGCCGTGGACGACGAGCTGGGCTATTACCTCCAGCTCAAGGACGACCCGCCCGACCCCCGCTGAACTCACCTTTCCCAGCCCGCACCGGCCTCCCGGTGCGGGCTTCGTCATGTCTGGAGACACACCATGGCCCGTATGCCGGGCGTCCAGTGGCGTCCGATCTCGACCAACTTCCGCGCGGGCGGCTGTCGCCCGCGCATCGTCACCATCCACAAGATGCAGGGCACCATGAGCGGAACCGACTCGTGGTTCCGCAACCCCCGAGCCCGTGTGAGCAGCCACTTCGGCGTCGCCAAGAACGGTGCCATCCGCCAGTGGGTGGACACCAGCGACACCGCGTGGGCGCAGGGCAACGGGAACTTGTACTGCTTGTCGATCGAGAACGAGGGCAACGTCAACGAGCCGCTGACCTCCGCCCAGCTCGACGCCTGCGCGCGCATCCTCAAGTGGGCCAACGGTGTCCACGGCGTTCCGCTCCAGCGCACCACCACCATCAGCGGTCGCGGTATCGCCTACCACTCCCTCGGCGGCTCCACCTGGGGCGGACCGACCGGCTGCCCCGGAGCGCGGGTGATCTCTCAGCTCGGCGAGATCGTCCGACGGGCAGGCGGCTCCGGTGGAGGTGGCGGTGGCGGTGGAGGTGGGGACACCAAGGCTCCCACCTTCCCCTTGCCCCGTGGCTACGCCTTCGGTCCGCGTAGCGGCCCTGCCTGGCAGGTGAGCGGCTACCACGGCCATCGCGAGGACCTTCGCCGCTGGCAGCGCCGCATGCTGGAGCGCGGCTGGACCGGGCTTGGCACCGCCGATGGACTCTACGGGCCCAAGACCGAAAAGGTCACCCGGCAATTCCAGTCCGAGAAGTCATTGGGCGTGGACGGCCTGATCGGAATCCGCACCTGGAACGCCGCCTGGGATGCCCCGGTCACCTGA